ATTCAAAGGTCATTCCTCCTATCTTTGCATAAAAAAAGCACCCCTTGCGGAGTGTCCGTTGCCATACAATCAATCAGGATTGTACGAATCTGCGATTGATGTTGTTGATTATGTGGATGATCCCTTGCTTTGGGATGTCAACCTCGCCTTTGATGCTGCGGATGGATATCTGGTAGATGTACTTCCCGGCGGGGAGGTCTATCGTATCCTCCGGATCAAGCGTCACGCGAAGGACGTTATAAATCGTGCCGTCCACAGTAGGATCAAACCCAATTTCCATCGACTTGGTGACCAGCGGGTCGCCCTTCTTGTTGATGAAGTTGATAATGGCGAGATTCGCTGTGCAGGACGATAAGTCGTGGGGCTTCCTGTTCCGATAGAAATAACAGTGGAAGATCAGCTCCTGGGTTGACCCGGCAACGAAGTCCATTGGCGGCAGGGTGTACTGGTCAGGGATATACATTTAATTCCCCACCCCTTCCCTATTTCTTGTCCTCTTTTTCCGCCGCCGCTTTTTCCTCTTCCTCTAAATCGGCCTGAAGCTGCTGCGCAAGCCCCCGGAGGTCCCGGAGGACATCGCCCATATAAATTGCGCTGTCGCCGCTCACCATGATCTGCGTGAGCAGATTGTGGTCGTTCGCTATGCGCACTACTATGTCCTGTTTTGTCATACCTGATTTCCCCTTTCTAAATTATCCCTCCAGGGATTGAATCTTTAACTCCAACTGCTCAATCCTCTTGTAGAGCTTCTTGATCATGTGTGTGTTAAGGGCAATAAACTCGGAGTAACCCAGTGCGAGTTCATCGTCGTACTTCGTAAGGCCGGTGCGGACTCCGGAGACATACCCCGCGAAATCTGAGGACGTAAGGCCACTCCTGTCCATCGCGGATTTTACATCCTGTGCTATGTACCCAACGTGGAATTTTCGGCTTTTCTCATGGTTATAGCGGAAGCTGCACGGCTTAAGCGCATGGAAGAAATCCTCGTATTTGTCCATGTCGTAACGGATGGAGTTCTTCACGCGCTTGTCCGATGTTACAGATATTTCCGATGACGCCCCTATACCATTGTCTGAGCAGTACAGGTTGGTCCCTCCCGCCTGCATCCGCACACCGGCGTTTGTGGCGATGAAATAATAGCTGCCGTATGTACTACCCATTTTTATTCCCTGTGTCCCACCTACGTCCGTCGCGCCGTATCCTATCGTTATTTCACCAGCGTTGTTTGATAGGCTGAAACTGGAACTGACCATCACGTTGCCTGTGATTGTAGGGGACTCAATCGTGGTCTGAGTAATCTTGGTACTTGTGATATAGTAGGGAACCTGGTTTTGGGCTGCAAGATTGAACGCCTGGTCTGCCCTATTCCAAGCGCTACTTGCGGCCTGTGACGCGCTGTTAATATTGTTCTGGACGCCCCAGGCCAAGTTTGACCAACTAATCACGCCATTTCCCAGCGTTAAGTTGCCTGTCATAGTGACGTTACCATAGGAGTCGACCTTGAATTTAGGATAGTACTTATCGGGAACATAAATGGCCGGGCCGATAATCTCAGCGCCGCTATTAGCGGTCAATGTGCCGCTGATTTTTGCGGCGCTGAGTGTGCCGGTAAATGTGCCATTTACGGCGCTTAGCGACCCGGAGAAAGTTCCGGTTGCGGCTTGTAACGCTCCGGAAAAAGTCCCTGTGGCAGCTTTCAGTGCGCCGCCAAACTCGCCGGAATAGGCATACATTTTCCCGTTGTAATCCACGTAAAAGTTGTATCCCTTAGCCTTGCTGGTGTTTCTGCCAATCCCAAGATTGCCATAACTGTCTACATGAAAATAGGTGTTATCAGAACTGGAGTTTTTGCCAATGGTGATTTCACCGCCGCTGATCTTCATGCCGTTCAGGGTGCCTGCGGCAATGTTATCCGCAACTATTCCGTTATGTCCAATGGCGGTAGTCCAATTCGTCCAGTTTTTCCCCGGATTCGAGGTTCTGCTTCCGCTCCCGAATAAAATGCCGTTTTCATTCATCCAGATGGCTTTTGTAGAGTTGGCTTTAGTCGTTCCATTCAGCAGCCACATACCGTCAGAATCAAACAGGACATTGCCGCCGGCACTTTTCATCTGAGCCTGCTGGGCACTGATTACGCCTTTGAGGTCGTTGGCATCCAGAGTTATACCGCTCGATGTTTTGGTAGTCACAGAGTTAAAATCATTGCGCAGATTAGTAAGCGAACCCGATACATTGCTAATATTGGTATCAATATCGTCCAATGTGTCCGATAGGTTCTTCCCGTTGTTTATGTAGAATTTCATCGGGTCGATATGGACGCCGGTGTTATCAACGATAAAGCACCCATCCTGCGTTTCGATATACAGGTTGCTGCCAACCAACAGCTTACCGGCTATGACCTCCGCGTTCACGCCCCAATGCGTGCCCATATCCTTGGTAGCAAAAAGGCCAATCGCCAGCTTCGCGGTTTTCCACCCATCGTCCGTCATGGCAATCATATTATCCACTATCCGCAGTTGGTACTTGGAACTGCCGCCAACGTTTATTCCGGAGCTGTTGATAATCACCGTCTGATCTTCCTTGTTGACGATGTTGTTGACCGCCGCCACAAGCTGCTGCTTCATAAGCTCGGAAACCGCCGTCACCCTATCTGTAGTGCGATTATAAATGTATTTGCTGACGTTAAGAGTGCGGCTTGACCGCGACATATTGCGGATCTCGTCTTGCATTTTCTCCAAACCGTTCTTCCTCTGGTAGCGGTTAGAGAAAATCAGGTTGAAATTGCCGATGTCTTCAAAATCCAGCTCCACGCCAATGACCTTCGCGCTAATCAAGCCCTCGCTCCCAAGCCTTAAATGGATTGCTTTACCGAGCTCCAGGCTGTTCTTGAAGGGCTCAAATTTCTCGTGGTAGAGGAAGTTGGCGCTATCCACACTAAATTCATAAACAGGCCAGGCATAATCATCCAGAACCTCCGTGCCGAAGTCGTAAAGCTCCATTGCTACGGAGTACTTCTGGTAATCATTGGCGCTGACCGTAAAGTACGAGTCCGCCCCGGATGTCTGGAAGCTGAACCTCGTCCCCTTGTACTCCGTAACCCCGTTTTGGGACTGCGACGCCACATCGGTGGTTAGTTGTGACAGCGACCCGGCAATCGTAATCAGCCCAGTTGAAAAGTCGTGCCCGTTATAGGAGGTCTTGCCCAGATAAGCGGTCAGTACGTAATTGCTTCCCGTCACCTCCAAAGTGCCGCGCATAGACTCGGCGGAAATCTTGACGTTCGGGATTTTCATCGTTCCGCCGGCAACCACATACATGGTCTTGCCGAAGCTGGGCAAGCTGACCCGTGTAATGTCAGCACCCTCCACGCTCACATTGCCGGACACCGTTGAAACCACGCCGGAGGATTTTGTATCCACATCCGTCACAACAAAAGTCTCGTCGCTTAGGTTGGCCTCGATCATAAACGAGTTGAGGATTTCCTGTTCCGCTTTCGTGAAATATCCTTCAAATGACAGCTCCTTGTTAATGGCGGACAGCGTACTCATATACTTGTCGATGTCCGCCTTCAGGGAGTCAATTTTAGCTTTTTGCGCGTTAATCTCTGCGTTTTTGGACGTAATTTTGGCGTTGATCTGATTAAGCTTGTTCTGCTGGGTAGTCTTGCCGCTATTGGTTGTCTCCATTGCTATGGCTTGGATCGTTACGCTCTGCTGATTGGTGAGATCGTCAAGCTGGCCTTTCAACTCCGTCAGTTCCGCCTCCGCCGCCAGCTTCTGCGCCGTCAGCGACGCACGTACCGAAACAAGTCCGGTATAATAGGTCTGCTTCGCCGCGATAGCCAACTGCCACTCCCGCACCCGATCAGCCAGCGTTTTGCTGCTCCCGCCAACCTTGATATCCAAATCCCCGTTGTAAAGGAAGTAGTCCAGATTGACGATATAGTCAGTGCCAGTCGGATTGACATCACGAATCGTTAGGCCATCAGAGCCGCTGAGGTGCACCTTGGTTGCGATGTCGTCC